AGATAGTGTGAAAGAAAACCGTCAGGGTTGTCTTTCGCGTTTCATCAGGGCACAGACTGGTCCTTTGCGCAGGCTTTGTGCTCCCCAGTGCACCAAAAAGAAAAAGACGCCCAAAGGCGTCTTTTTCTTTTTGGTGCGGAAGATGGGACTTGAACCCACACGCAAAATTATGTTATTGCCGTAAAGTGTAGGAATCAAGCGGGTTTTCCGGCTTTCATTCCGCTGAAAAAAGCATGAAAAACTCACTTTCGGAACAAAAGTGAGTTGCAAAGTGAGTTATTTTGCCACCGTATCGTACTGCTCAATAGCTGCCAAAATTCTCCCACGCAGCGCCTGCGCGCTGGCGTGTTCGGTTCTGTATTTTTCTTTGATTTCTTCCAGCTCGGCGACCAGCTTATCATAATCGCTCGGCACCTGCGTATCGTCATTGAGATACTGCCGAACCAACGCCAAAAACGCGCTCCAGTGCGGCCTGATATAGGCAGGGCAATCTTTCCTTGCGTACCAGTCATGGTGCTGGTAGACTGCATTCTCGTCCAAACCATGCCGTTTAAGAATAGCAGCGCAAAGTCTTGCGCCGTTATCTTCGGCAATCCGGTTATACTCGGCATCAGTGCCGTCCATGATGATCTCGATGGCGATGGTAGTGCTGTTGCCGGGGCCATAGTTTCCATCAGCAGCGTGCCAGCCGACCTCGCCCTCGTCAAGGTTCTGCCATGCTTCGTTCTCGTCCACATAGTAGTGGACACGGACAGACCCCATGTTGCAGTTCGGGTAGGTCGCGCGGGTGTACTGCTCCGCCATTGTGGTTCCGCTGGGGATTTTAATCCGGCCAGTATTGTGAATAGTCACACCGTTAATGGCGGATAACGCCCGGTTTGCCTTGTACTGCGTACCTTTGCGGTATGTATAACCTGCCTCGGTATAGTCTCGGTTCCATACGGCGCTATCAGGAATAAGCTTTTCACAGATTTTTACGCCGTTATCATAGCGTACATTGTCGGGAGAGAGGAAAGCCATTAGGCTTCCCCCTTTCCTTCGGCATCCAAAATAGCCGCATCAGTGTGTTTGACCATGCCGGTGGTGGCTGCGTCATATGTACCATTAGCAGCCAAAGCGACAATAACAGCGTTCAGCAGGCACAGCACCACGCCCTGTACCGTCAGAGCAGAGCCGTTAAAGGCTTCGGCTCCGATGAGGATGGCCACAGAGATGATGTAAGCAAGCAGCTGGGTGTTGATGTTCTTGAGGGGGGTCTGCTTGAGGAACTGGGTAATGATTGTGACCATCATTACAGCGCCTGCGTAAGTACCAAGGGAAGTCCAAGTTACAAAATCGTTCATTTTATGTCCTCCTTAAAGGAATTTGAGTTCGCCACGAATACAGCGGTCGTGGACGCTCTTAATGTTGCGGATCGCTGCATCCGCTTTGGAATTGATGTAGACATCTTCGTGCTCCACACAGTACTCTGTGTAGTTGTCGATATCCTCCAGCACATTGTTGAAGGATTCTTCGCTGTGGTTCACCCCACGGCGCAGCTCGTCCGAAAAGCGCAGGATGCGGATGCGGCACATATCTGTCCGGTAGCGTTCGTCAGAATCAATATGCTGTTGCAGCTTATTGTCCAAGGCTGCCATACCGGAGATAATCTGATCCTGCTTGTCCTGCTTGCGGTCAATACGATGCAGCAGCCAGCTAATGACGGTAGCCAATGCGCCGGAGCCGAGGAGGGCCAGTGCAATTTCCATGGGTTATGCCTCCTCAAAATACTGGCCTACAAGCTCGTGCGGCAGGTAATACAGCACGATGGTGCCGGTCTCATTCAAACGCTTGCAGAGGTATGTTTTGCTGTCCTCCGGGTCGAGGTAGTACTTGCCGTACTCGTATTCCATGCCCCTCGATGCCTGGATGGGGTCATCAATCGTGCCGGGAGAACTGACATTGACGACTACCCACAGGGCAGGAACGGCCGGGGGTTCCCAGTCTGCCTGCGAGGTGTGGGCCTGCAAGCATTTGTACACCTTGCCATCGTGCCGTCTGCGGTCGCCCACCGCATACTTAGTATCAGCTTCCCATGGCAGGAACAGCATGGGGTTCTTTGCCGCGTCAGCGTCCGCCATTGTTCCGGTCACGCTGTCAATGCTCGTCCGGATTTCCTGCGCCTGCTCTAAGATGTCATTCCGCATTGGCTGTTTCCTCCTTTTCTTCGGTTTCCACGCCAAGGGTTTGCAAAGCTGCTTTCAGCTGTTCCAACTCTGCATCCTGCTTTGCTTTTACTTCTTTGGCTTTTTCTGTGTAGTAGCCCATTAGTTCACCCCCATAATGTTTAAGGCTTCCTGCATATCGGACGCCATGGAACCACCATCGAAATTTTCTATTTCAGCGTTTTCGAAAATGGTATCTTCCGGTACTTTCCCGACAACATACTCCGCTTCCTCTGCCAAACAAGGAACATAGCATCCGTTTGGTGCCTTCTTCACATATACCAAGGTGTCGGAATAGTATTCCTTGCCTTCTGCCTTGATTTTATACATTGTCACACCTCCAGTATCATGGATTTAATTCTGTTAAGCTCCTCAATCGAAGCATTGAAAAAATCATAGTTCCACAACCAATAGTCATCGTGTTCGGGGCGTTTGTATTTCAGCAAGGATAAATCATCCCAAATCCTATCCCATCGGTCTTGGTACTTTCCGTCTGTGCGGTTATTCAGCAGCTTGATTATTTCTGCTGTTAGTTTCCCACGCTCCAAGCCTTTACCATCATCATTCCTTGCAAAATAGTCATAGGCGTTTTGGCTTTTTATATAGCAAATGGGCTTTCCGTTGTTGCTTATAATGCCGTTCTCTGCTGCCAGCACCGTGCCGTATTGGATGTTTACATTGCCGCAAATGGCGGTCTGCTTGAAACGCTTATAGCATATATATTCCATACTTATCACCCAACCTTGAAGCATGGGGCCACACCGTAAGAGGAAGCCGCATATACTGCATCAGGATTGCCAGTGTAATCAACCGATCTAAACATCTCCCCATTTGGAGTATTGGGAGAGCGTAGAAGCCACCATGCTCCATTCGCAAGTAGATCACTGCGATATTTGCGCTTATCGTTACCAGCAGCATAATAATCGTATTGTTTACAATAAGCACTTTCCTTATCTGTGGTATTTGGCGATACAGTACCAAATACTTCATAATGTGTCGGAATGTATATTTTGTCATCGGTCGATGTTGGAGTGACACCGGTGGCCCCGTTTCCTGTATTATCTGTGTATATCGTAGTGGATTTTAGTACAGATTGCAGGTCACTTGGCAGTGCGGCTTCGATAAGCGGCATTACTATCGTCCTCATTTTACAGGACTTCCATCCACCAGCAGTGGTTCGGAAATCGTTCATCCTTAAAGCTGTGCTACCTGATGGGATAGAATTGTTGTAGAAACTGTCTATAAGGCACATATCTTTGCCGTTGGTTTGGGCTGTCTTAAAGCCTTGGAACGCTATTCCTGTTCCTTCACGCTCTTTATTGTGGTCGAATCCTATAATAAATACCCAGGTCATGTAATTGGAAAGGGTCAGACCATCGGAGACTTTACCGTTCATAGTGATTTCTTTGCAGTCACCAACTGCCCAATAGTTTTGTCCCTCGCCAGCGTCAGATACCTGCTTAATTATTGCCCAGCTTGTATCGTTCAGCACAGGTGAAGGTAATGCGAAGTCAACTGTGGCAGGAACAATGACTTCCTGCTGGGCAGATACCGTTGTGCCGATTGCTGCGGAAACCGTCCACTTGCCCTCCTGTGGGATTTTAAGTCGCGCTTGACCACCGGAGGAAACGCCTGTCACTGTCTTACTGCCAAGCGTAGCGGTAACGGTTGCCCCGTCAGCGACATTTGCTACAAGCTCAAGGCCGCCACCACCTGCAATGATTGGATTACCGTAAATTACGCTCATGCTGTTACCTCCGTTATCGTAACCTGTACGGTCATGTCTGCGTTCGGCTTATCACCGAGGACTTTGGCCGTAATCGTTCCGTTGTTGTTCTCCATCCATATCGCAGATGTGCCGCTGTCGATGAGTACGCCGAGGGAGGTAGCGTCCATTTGGATGTCTACCTTGCTGTTGACTGTAATACCGCTGATGGTAACGGTTTGGGTGTAAGGGCTTTCTGCGCCCATCCAAGATGCGGCAGGGAGGGAGATTTGCTTAACCACAAAAGCGCGGTTTATTTTGTACTCCATTTTCCCGATTGCCTGCGTTACCGTGTCTGTTGCGGTTACATTCTGCCGGGAGGTTGCCTGCTTGTAGCCGGGGGTTTTGATTTGGCTGCCGGTGTAATCGCCGGTTTGCGGTGTCACCGCTCCGGTGCGGCCGTTAAAGCTCGCAACAGTACCGGGGCTGATGGTGTGCGCTACATACTGCAAATCGGAGATCATTGTGGGCTGGGCTGTGTAAGTGGCTATCGGCAGCTGATACACAGTACCGCTTGCATTGATATCCTCCTGCACCAGCGCCGGAAGCGGGTCTTGCGCCTGTGTCACAAAAGAAATCGGTGCTTCGGTGTTTGCCATGTCAATTTGGATAAGCAATCGACCGGGGACGGAGCCGCTGGTCGGGAGCGTCGCATTGATCGTTTGGGCTTCCACAACAAAGTTTCGGCCGAGGATTATACCACGGCCATCGGAAACATTGATGATGTTACCGCCCTGTGTAGTTACCTCAACGCCCGTAAAGATGCCGCTGTCGTTGATAATGTGGTTGTACAGATACGCATCATCCGTCGGTGTGACGATAGATGCGTTATATTGGAGCAGCGTTATCATGCGTTTGCCCTCCTTTCAAGGATCAAAATTTTGGTAAGGTCGGCACGGACAACGCCGAAGGTCATTTTTGTAACATCCTGCGACCTTGCATAGCCGGTAAGGATAGATTTGTAACTACTGTCGCCATCAATGACCAAAACCTCTGTGCCGATGGCCATCGAGGTATCAAGTACGCCACAGTCGTTGCGGGCAGTCAGCTCGATCATATTGTCATACTTTTGCGGGCTTAACGCTTCGTAAGCCTTTTTGTATGCAGCAGATTCAAAATTGATATCCGTTTCTAAAAACTGCGCCGCAAAAAACACAGGTGTAATTCTGTCCGTGTTGTTTGTGTCGACCTTGCCGTCTGGGTGCAGATAGTAGGTTATGTGCTGCGTCTCATCGGCCTTGTTGTAAATGGTCACCTTGTTCAGCTGGCCGGTACTGTCACCGATGATGATGTTTTTATCCACGATGGCCTGTAGATTTGTTTCAATTACCGCCGTTTCGCTAACCTTACCAACCTTAACGGAGATCGTCTTTTTCTGCGGGTCAAAGCTCATGTTGACCGCCACGCCATAAGCCGTCAGCGATTTCGTGATGATTTCGTAAAAGCTGTGGATGTTGTCCTTTAGGTTGAGCGCCCCGGTCGTTTCGGAGGTCGTTTCCACCGTCATGCCGGATATGTTTTGCAAAGCATCTCCAGAAGAAACAAAGTTATCTCGGATGATCGAAGCAATAAAAGGCTCGATCTTTGCAGAGGTCGTGCGGTCAAAATATACCTCTGCGTCAAAAAGCGACATAAGAGGCTGCGCCGAAATCGTTACGCCCGTTTTGTCGGTTTCGACATCATCAACAATCCCCTGATAAGCTACATTCCCGTTTTGGTCTGTAACGCTTATAAAGTCGCCCTTTTTTGCATCCAGCTTTACAGCCCGGAGAGTAGTTTTTTCTACGGTCAGGTAGTCAAACTGTATCTCCGGGCTTTCAATCGGAGCAAAACTTCGGAATGTGAAATCCCTTGCGAATACTTCGCACTTAAACAGAGTATGCAAGTTTCTCCACCTCCACATATGCGGTTATATCCGACGTGCCGTCGTGCGAAAAGGTCAAAGTGCTTTCTCCCGGTGGAGCATAGATAAATCTTCCGGTCGAAAAGTCGCTGGACTGGTACAGGTTTTGGATGTATGTCCCGTCGAGCGCATACTCTGCAATCTCCATTGTTGCAGGGTCAGCATCAACAACGAGTTTGTGCCCAGCAGGGATTGTTGCGGTTACTTTTCCGACCGCTACACGGGTACCGGCCTTGATAAGCGCCCAAGCAGGATTGACGACCGGCCCGAAGATTTGCAGCTTGCACGGAGATGCCAAATCCCCGTTTCTTATTTTTGCAGTTCCTGTTGCGGTTTCAGCGTAATAATAGGGATAAGTATAGCTGTACCTTTTAATCCCTTGGTCTGGCGCTTGGCTTTGCGTTACCTTAACAGCTTCATGCCAAGTCCCGAAGCAGAGGAATGTAATCGGTACTGCCAAATAGCCGGATTTCAGCTCCGACTTATCCGCAGACTGCACTTCGCACTTGATTTTGTACCATGTGTCCAGCGGGGAATACATCAGGTAAAGCGGGCCTTTTGTCACAAACGAAATAAACGCCTGATACCGTGAATAGTCGAAGAATATCATTTCGCCTGTCACGGCATACTGGTTAAGGAATTCATCCGATACCAGCCATGCGCTTCCGGCTTGTATGGTGGAGTAGGTTTTGCCGAAGCCTAATCCACCCGGCGCATTGAAGTACGCCGTTTTGTCCATCAAATCCCATTCGGCACCGACACCGTTCTGGAGCTTAAATTTTCTCATCAGTAAGCCCTCCCAAGAGCACGGTTGACCGCCTGTACCAAGTTCCTTGCGGCAGCTTCACCGGCTGCGTTATCGTAGCCGTTAAATGTGTTGTTCATTTCGATGGTGATGCCGCCACGTTCGTTTCCGTTCAACGGCATGACATGGGCACGGCCACCGGCCATGGTAAGCAGCTCCGGCCCGGCTTCGCCGACGATGGCGCTGCCGGAGGACAAAACTCCGCCCTTGGCAAGATAAGCAATCTTTCCGATGGTCGGAATATTAAATCCGAGGGACTTACCGCCCAAAATAGGAACCCAGTCAGGGACATCAAAGTGGATCTTATTCAGACCGTTTATCATCCAGTTGATTGCGTCAATGACCATGTTGATTAGTGCAATGATGCCGTTAAGGGGCGCTTTTGCAATGGCAACAAGCGCCGTAAAGATTCCATTAAAGATTTCCTGCACACCTTTCCATGCTCTTTCCCAATCTCCAGTAAAAACGCCACGAACAAAATCGATAATACCGTCAAAAACGGACTTTATGGAATCCCAAATGGATTTTACTGTTGAGAAGAAGAAATTTAAGATTTCCCCCAATACTCCAAACGATTCCGACCAATCCGTCGTAAATACGCCCTGCAAGAAATCATCCACACGCTGGAGGATGGCCTGTATTTCGTCGCCCTTTGTTGCAATCAGCGCAACAAGTCCTACAATGGCGGAAATAATCAGAACTATCGGGTTGGCTATCAAAAAGTTAACAGCTGTCGTTATGCCCGTTACAATTCCAGGGATTACAGTTCCCGTTATGAATGTGAACGCAGATGACACAGCGCTCATAACGGCTGGGATAGCTGTTTCTGTAATAAAACCTATTGCCGCCCCAATCCCGCTTGAAATTCCATCTACAACGGTTGTAATAATCGGCCCCATTTTAGTTGCCGCTTCAATAAGGGCAGGTATTACCGTGCCTGTCAGCTTGCTCATCGCTCCGGCTATGCCTGATATGATTCCAGCAACAGGAGAGATTGCCGCAATAAGACCGCCGACAATAAGGATCGTCTTTTTGACCCCATCGTCGAGGTTTGTAAACCATTCGATTGCATTTTGAAGCCCTGCGACGATTTTATTGATAATCGGCAGCAGGATATCACCGATGGAAATCGCCAAGTTATTGAGCCCGTTTCGGAGTATTTTCATCTGGCTTTCGGTCGTTGCGTATCTTTTGCTTGCCTCGTTGGAGAGGGCAATATTTTCGTCCCACGCAGTATTTGCGGTTGTAACAGCATCGTCCAATACATCGGACGCAAGGGCTAACGCACGAAGCATATTGGACTGGCGAATCCCGGAGAGCCCCAATTCATCCAATACGGAGATTGTGTCCTCTCCATTTTCGTTCATCTTCCCAAGCCCGCCGATGAAAGCACTGATTGCGTCTATCGGTTCATTGCCCCACATATCTGCGAATTCAGAAGCAGATACACCAGCGATCTTTGCAAATGTTTCAAGATCATCACCGCCAGCAGACACAGCCTTGCTTATTGCGGTCATTGTTTGGGTCATTGCCGTACCGCCTGCCTCTGCGTCGATGCCAACCGAGGACATTGCGGTAGACAATGCAAGGATATCCTGTTCGGACAACCCGGCAACTGTACCAGCAGACGCAAGGCGTGTAGCCATCTCAACAATATCGCGCTCTGTTGTGGCAAAGTTATTGCCAAGGTCAACGATGGTACTGCCGAGTTTGGAGTATTCATCAGCGGTCGTTCCGGTAATGTTGGCAAATTTGGCAAGTGCAGAGGCAGCTTCATCAGCGGAAAGGTTGGTTGCTTCGCCCAAGTCGATCATAACGCGGGTAAAGTCAAGTACATCATCGGTGGCAATACCCAACTGTCCAGCAGCTTCCGCAACCGCCGCAATCTCCGTAGTGGACGCAGGAATTTCTTCTGCCATGTCTAATATGCCCTGCCGGAGTGCCGCAAGCTGCTCTTTAGTGCCGTCTACTGTTTTTTCAACGCCAGCAAAGGCGCTTTCAAATTCTACAGCCGCTTTTGCGGCTGCCACTCCTGCTCCTGCAAAGGCCAAAGATGCCGGTGCAAACTTTTTTGCAATGTTCCCGGACTTTTCTGCGATTTCGCCGGTAACCGCTGAAACCTGTGCAAGCGCCGCACGGCTTTTGGACGCTTCGGCCTGTAGGTCTTTCAGCTTTAGTTCTGCGCTGGTCAGTTCCCGGACTAACTCACGGTATTGTTTTTGGTTGATCTCCGTGCCGTCCGCCATTTCCTGATCCGCTTTCTTTTTGGCGTTTCGGAGGCTTTCAACCTTGTTTTCTGTATTTTTGATTTGTTCCCCGAGCAATTGCTCCTTTTGTTTGAGCAGGTCAATATTGGTCGGGTCGAGTTTCAGCAGGCGATTGACTTTATTAAGCTCCGATTGCGTCCCACGGATTTCGCTGTTCAGCGAGCTGATCGCTTTCGACAATCCCTTTGTATCGCCGCCGATTTCAACAACGATGCCTTTAACATTTTCAGCCAATCTTACCACCTCCTGCGAAGAAATCACGCAAGCCGCCGGGTCTGCCCTTTATGGCATACTGTTCTGCGTCGTTGGCCTTTTCGATCATCAAATCATAGACCATTCCGCAGGTCATGTCCTCCAGCGCTTCATCGGATAATCCGAGTTCAGCGCAGCGGAGCATAAAGGTTGACCCGGTAGGCTCACGCACGGTTTGTTTTATTTTTTTTTTGGAACAGCGGTAGTCTTGTTGTTCAGGCTCCAAAGCTCCAAAATGGCAGGGAGCACTTTATAGATGGAAAACATCTCAAACTGCTCCAGCCACTCGTCAACATTGTCCGGGATGGACCCGTCATATTGCCGAGCCATGATAAAAGCGACATCCTCAAATATTTCAAGATCGCTTACGGAAAAAGATCCGTCCTCGGATGTCGCTGCCGTTTGTAGCTTTTGCAGGTCACGGACAATATCCCGACCCACTTTATGGCGGTAGATGCGTGGGGTCAGCGCATTAGCGCACAACCCTACGCTTTTTCCGTCGATCTCGATTACTTTGTTCATTTCAGCCTCCAGTCGTCGGAGTGAATACGGCGGTGTACCAGCCGTTCACGGTCGCCTCCGGGGTCTCCGCCGTAGTGTAGGCAAGGGAGTTGCCGTTTGCCAGCGGGGAAGCGGTGATGCTGACGGTCTGCGTCTGCGGCTCTACGCTCTCGGTCGTGGTGTTCAGCTCACGGGTAGGCCGAGTGCAGGTGCAGTTGTAAAGAACAAACTTCGTTCCATTCACATCGCCCTCCTCTTGGAACAGCAGGGCGAAGGACTTGGGCTGAATGTTCGCATTCTCGATCATCACCTTGCTGGTGGTGTCAAGAGTATACCCGAAAACATCCTTGAGGAATGCTTCGGGGAAAACGGCAACTTCGAGATCGCCGGTGTAGCCGCTGTTCGCCACGGCTACGAAATACTGAATGTTGTCCGCATAAAACGGTGTGGTATCGCCGGAAGGCTCCAAAGACAGGCTAACTGCGCCGGGGATGGCTACGGTAGTGCCATAGGTGTTATTTTCCCCGTCGAGGATAGCGTAATGGACATTCGAGATACCGAATTTAACTTTATCAGCCATTTTTACACCTCGATTTCATAAACTACTTGGTTACACTGCTGATCTTCAATGTAACTCTCGGACTTCTGCCAAAACAGAGAGGACAAGGCCTGTTCGACTTTGCCCTCTGCTGTTAGGTCTTTATCTTTTGTGTAAAGCTCAACCTGTATATGGTTGATGGGGTGATACACCACATTGTCAGCGCCAAAATTATTGGAGTAGGAGACGCGATAGAGGATATACGGTAACTTTTGCGGCTTATTGAAGTAACCGTAAGCTACGGGCATCCTCGTCTGTTTTAACAGGGAATTGACCTCTTGCAGTGTCATCCTTTCTTAATCACCACCTTTACACGGGTTAATAGTTTCTGCTCTGCCTTTTGCTCCGCTGGGCCGATGTGGGGGAATGGGCGGGCAGAGCCTTTTGCGGTTCCGCCTGGGCCTGCGTGACCATGTTCCAGCAAGTGCGTGAGCTGGTAATCCGTTTTGTTGAAAATTCGCATACGGATATCGCTGTAGCTCTCATATGCGACCTTGTCACGCCAACCGGCCTTATAATCGCCGGTCTGTACCGGGCTGCCGGTCACAATGTCTTGGCGGCATTCCTTTGCCACCTGCCGAACCTCTTTTTTTACGCCATCCGTAACGGCCTGGTCATAGTTTTTCAGTTCGGACAGGATTGCCGTTGCCAACTCATCCGGTCTAACCGTTTTCGACATCGTTGCCCACCTTTTCCTCAAGGTACAGCTCTATTTCATCGCTGCCTGTTGCAAAATAGGTGCGATAAATGGAATAGCGTGTGCCGCGCCACTCGGCTAATTTCTGCCCAGCATAGTTGGCGATAGGAGTAACCGCCACAAGGGACGGCTGCAAGCCGTTTTGACCGGCGGAATAGAACTCCGCCCGTGTAGCGGACTGCAGCCTCGCCCAGACCTGTGTTGTGGTTTCTGTGGCAATCTGTACCCCGATATCGTTCTGCTCAAAGGTTTGGGAGATTAATGTAATGAGATCATCCAAATCAACCACCCACCTTTTGCTCAAACAGCCGGTTGTTGAGTGCCCACCGGAGCATCCGGGGCATTGCTACGACCTTTTCCCGGCGTTGCCGGTAAAGGTAGGCGGCGTACATCTCCACCAGCATAGCATCACCGGTGCTGGTGGAAAGTACGATTCCCTCGGTAGCGATATACTCCTTGGCAGACGCGATCAACGCCGACAGGTAATCGTCAAGCGCTGTTGTGGAAAGTTGCAAATCAACCTTCAAGATCACGAGGATATCAGCGTCTGTCATGCTTTAACCCCCCTTAGGAAGCCTTGGTTACATTTACGGTATAGACTACGGTCTCGTTGCCGTTCTTCACGGTTACGGTCAGAGGATGGGCAGTGCCATCAGCCAGCCAAGTAACAGTGCCGCCGTTTTTCACATTGGCGTTGTTGTAGGCGATAGCAACCTGCGCACCGGCAACCTCGGTAGTGGCGTTTACTGCAGCAGTCGCAGCGGAAGCGGTAGCGGTGTAGCTCAGAACATCGCCGTCAAATGCGGGACTGAGAGACAGGCTGCCGACAGTCAGAGCGGACAGCTTGGCGTTGTTGGCGGTATCAGCCGCAAAGGTCATGGAGGTGGTTACGGAAGCGCCGTTAATGTTGATCGCCACAAAAGCGCCGGGGATAACGGGCATACCGTCAGCACGCTCTTTGCCGCGGAATACGGTGTTGTCCTGAATGAACTGAACCTCGCGGGATGCTTCGATGGTCATGCCGGAGCGCTGCGCCCACAGGTACAGGTCGCCATAGCCGCCAACAATGTCGCCATCGGGGATAAATTCGAGGATTTCCACATCGCCGCCGATGATGGGCATGGTCATTCCGTCAAACGTGACATAACGACCGAGGGCGGTGGCGAGGATCGCCTTGGACTGCAGAGTAGCGAGGGTCTTGCTGTTCATCGCCCAGAAGCGCTCGCCGCGGGAGTAGCGGGTAAAGGTGTTACCAGCGGCAACAGCCAGCGCAGCCCAGAAAGCCTCGCCGGTGGAAGCGGTGGGAATGGTGATGATGTTGGAGGTGTGCAGGTCAACCCAAGCAGGAGCATTGGCCGGGTAATCGCTGGGTTTGCTCTCCTGCGCCAGACGCGTCACAATACCAAGAGGCATCTTCTGACCAGCGCCCTTGCCGTACAGGATGGCCTTATCCTTGGCAAGGCCGATAGCCTCGGACAGCATCTCGACGATCCAGGAGGCGAGGTTTACATCGTTATCCTCCAGTAGGGAATTACAAACAGGAACATAACCGGCAACCTTGAAGCCGTCAAGAGTGATCTGGTTAAAGCTGAAGGTCAGCTCATTGATGGCGCCGCACATTTCAGTCCAAACGGCCTCGGGGACAGTACCGGCAATGGTCTGACGGGCTTCGCCATTGACATTGCGGATGCGGACCCGACGCATCAGTTTGGAGTAGCGATACATATTCTCGGCAATGAGGTCGAGGAATACAACAGGGATGGTCAGCTCACCACCGGTGATATCTCTCTTGCTGCGGGCAGCGTTACGAAGCTCCGCAAAGAAGGTCTGCACATCGGGCTGGGCTACGATAGCGTCACGCTGCTCTTTGGGAAGAGCGTCAAAGGCGCGCACATTCATGGGGAGGGAGCGAATGTTGATGGTATTCATGGTAAAATCATTCCTTTCGTCTTTCTTTTCTGCTTTGGGTTCAGCCTTGGGAGGATCCTTTTCGGCATTTTCCAAATCTTCCTCAAGGCCCTTGATTTCTGCGGACAGTTTTTCTTTTTCGGCGTTGTGGGCATCCTGTTCCTCGGTAAATTTGTTCATGGCGTCCTCAACAGCCTGCTGCTCCTCATCGGTGGTAGCTTCGCCGATTGCTTTTTCGATTTCAGCGGAGCGTGTTGCAAATTCTGCGTCTTTAGCTACCAGCGCCTCAAAAGCTGCTCTTTTCAGTTCCAGCTTTTTGGCAATCATAATGGATTTCAGTGCCATGTCAGCACTCCTTTCTTAGCTTTTTGAGGGCTTCGGCCCTCCATTGGTCGAGCTTGCGCTCGTTGATCTTTTCAAGGTCTTTTTTCCGAGCCTCTACCATGGTGTCCTCGTAGGCCGGGAAGGTAACGACCGATACCTCATACAGTTTGACTTTGCGAATAGTCCACACGGTTGTGCCATCTGGCCGGATTTCGGTTTCCTCGTCAAGGATGTCAAAGCCGAAAGAACATTGGGAAACATCCCCACGCTTTACGCGCTCATAGGCGTTCATGGCATCCTGATCCGCTTGATTAATGAGGATGGACCCCCAAAGGCCCAAATCGTCAACGCGGAGGGTCAGTGTACCAGCTGTTGTTCTGCCAAGCACGATTGTGGTATCATGGTTAACCAGCGCCCGAATATCATCACCGAGGGTACCATCAAAGGCTCCTCGGTCAATGCGCTCGATGGCTTTATCCCACATCCGGTATTCACCGGTAAAGGTGGCGAAATAGCCCTCAATGTAGAGGTTCCCATCAGCAGCGCGGGTTTTGAAGTCGCCACTGCGGCTGATTGCCTGTCTTGCTCCTACCATTTACTCACCTCCTCCGTTTAGTTTTTTCTGATCGCCAAGGCGGTCCGCGGGAATGTAGTTTTCAAGGGCCAAAAGCTCATCCATTCCCTCGTGCGGAGTAAGCCCAACCCAACTGCGCCACTCGTTCCGTGTCATTGCCATGCGGTCAACCATTTCCGCGCCAGCTTTGATGGTTTCCTCCAAGGAATAGTTGTAGAGGGAGCGGACATTGAAGCGGAAAAAGTAATCCGGAGATACGAGCAGCTTTCGGCTAAACTCCTGCTCCAAAATCTGTGCAATCGGCATGATACGGGAAGAAATAAAGTTGTTCCATTCGTCTCGCTTGAACTCGCCAACGCCCAAAACAAAAGGCGGCACGCCAAGAATGGTTGCCACCGTCGTTTTATCCAGTTTTACGAAGTCTGCCAGCGCAAGATCAGATAGAGTAAGGGGCCTTACCTGTTCCACCGAGAATTGCTCGGCAGGAATCAGCCAAGGTTCCCCGGCTTTATTGCTTGCCACAAAATCGCCAAGGAGCTTTGCACGCCCCTCCGGGTCAGAAAACTCGTCCGTCAGCGAATCTACCTTCACGATAAGAGACGGTTTCCATTCACTGGCCATGAAGCCATTTTCTGTTTTCGCCGCTTGCTTGAGGTTATTTGCCACATCAGCCAGCGCAATGCTGTACCCAGTGCCTTGCCATGGGTAGTAATTGCTCGGATTTATGGCAAAATGCAGCACATCCTTCGGGTCATAGGGTTTCCCAGATATTTCGATGCTATAATACCGTTCCCCATTCGGTACAAATGCTACAAACGCCGCCGGAATCGGGTCAAGCCGCCGGAGCAGCCCCTTCCGGGTCTTTGGGAGCACTACAGCGTTCCCCCGGCCATCCAGCAGCATTGTTTTGATGATCCACTGGATAAAGTTTGACCGGCCCATGTAGCTGTTCGGCTCGATATCAACCACACGAGACAGCCCATTTTTAACCCGGATATCTCCACTATCGGTGTTTTGCATCAGATAGATTGTCATGCTTCCAATTAAAGACGCAATCCTATCAACAGCGGCACAGATTTCCGGGTTGTGCGCAAGGTCTGTATAGCCGGAACAGGTTAGGTCTTTCCAGCCGGTTCCATCACACAGGCATACAGCGCTCCGCGTTTGGGGCTTATCCCGAGAGCGGAAGCGCTCAAAAAAATTTGCTATGCTCATTTATCACCCCACCATTTCTTTCCTGCTTTAGATTTATCCAAAGCCTCCAAGTACCGCACCGTGGCGAATACGGAGGCATCGAACACATCAATTCGGTTTGTCGGTCTTACCTTGTCGTACTGGATCATGTCGTCTGTCTTTTCGACGGCCGAGACATTCCCAACACAATACTCATATGCTTCGGAATGCATATAGTACAGCGTCCCATTTTTGGCGCTCTGCTCGATATGCCGGAAACCTTCTGATTTCCTGTAAAAATACTGCGGTTGGTCGATAATGTTAAACCCAGCCGATTTCATGCCAATGAAATACTCTCGGCAGAATTTACGGTCATGCCCCACCTGTCGTATTCGGAAACCGCGCTTTCGCATTGTAACAAACCAGTTGACAACATCGGCGTGGTTTACGGTTGGACTGTTGCACATGGTCAAAAGTCCATCATCGGCCCATCCGAAAAGCGGTATACCATCCTCGTCGGCCTTAACATGAGCCTGCACCACAGGGAACCAAGCGTGACTGATGATGATATCCACGCCTTTGTAATTTCCAAAAAGCGCAGCCGCTGTTAGGTCGTGCATTTTTGAGAGGTCTGCACCACCATACCAGTCTATTGGGAGCTTTGAAAGCTCGTCCAGCGTCCAGTTGTATTTTTCATCGCTTCGCCGGAATTCGTCGAGGTTGAAATAAGACTTGATAGCCCCGGTATAGACATTGAGAGACTTTGCGAAGAAATCTTTCCGCTGCTGCGGGTCATTCTGCGCCTGCAAGCTATCGTTTAGAATTTCCTCCGGCCGGATGGAAACGCCATAGGCCGGATTGGCCATCTCATGTACCAGGGGATTGGTATAGTCGATATTTCCCTCCTCATCCGGATTGGCGCAGCACATAAAGATAAAATATTGTTCGTCCTTGATTGTGCCATCCAACACCTTTCGGCAGTATTGCAGCCGCTGCCCAAGGAAGCCCTGTTCGTTATCGCCAGCCGTGGAAATACCTATCAGCAGCTTGTTGGTGTAGGCTTTCATGGCTTCCTTAAAAAGGTTGTACTGCTTAGGCTTGGTAAAAGCGTGGATTTCATCGCAGATCGCAATATTGCAGTTAAGAGAATCCTGCGCATCCGGGTTTGCAGCCAGAGCGCGGATAAAAAACGAGCCGTCTGGAAGCTCTGCCTCCATTGAGTGCTCGTTGTTGTTGTCAATGATCTTTACACCGCCGCCATGCTTCTCGTCCTCGCCCATAAGCCGGATGTTATAATCCAGAAAATTAAAGCTTTCAAGGGACTGCATCAGAGCCGCGGCCGATATGTAGGTTTTGGAACCGCTGCGCCGGTACCACAGGGACAGCGCCCATGCGAGGGAAGCGGCAAAACTGGTTTTGATGTTCTTTCGAGGGAGAAAAATAAGGGCTTCATGAAACCGCACCACATCGGTGCCTTTCAACTTAAACCCAAGAAGATTGTATATGATGAATTTGTGAAACGGCTCCAACAGGAACGGCTTTCCCCGGAGCGGTGTACCGTCCAGCTTTTCCCCCTGCTGGTGACAGAGGGCCTTTTCGATGATTTGAATACAGAACTCCGGCCCTTTCGGCGCGAAATCGTACTCGTCATTATCGAGGTCAGCAAAGAAACGGTCAACAGCCTGCCGCAATTCCTTGCAAGCAACCTTTCTCCCGTCTCTGATGCTTTCGGCATACTCAAGGACTACGGGCCAGTTCTTACCCTTAATCTGTCTCAAGGCTGGCAAGAGCAGCGGCAAGGCCGCCCTTTTCCTCCTTTTCCTTCACTCCGCCGGTCATTTTGCGGAAACTCGATGGAGTAAGCCCCAATTCGCGCCAGTATGCCAGTGCGCTCTTGTTGAGGTCGTCCCACAGAATCAACAGAGGGTTTTTTACCATGTTTGTGGCGTTCCCTTTGTTGGTATATTCGATGACGGACTTACCGCCGGACTTTTTGAACTCGGCCTTGGTCTTATCCCGCTGTTCCAGTATCTCTGCAAGCGTTTCTACCGCAGATTGATAAGATGGGTCGGCCGTACCGAGTTTTTCCATCTGTTTTTCGATAGTTTCAACCCATTTTTCCTTTGTCATGGCTTCCCCTTTCTCAAAAATATACCGTAGAGTTGGAAAAAGTTCCCCCCGCCGGTCCCCATAGACAGGCGGAAGGCGCAACGGATAGGGGGGAGTATCAGTAACGGCCCCTTGCTGCTGTTGCTTTTTCCGGGTGCTGCTTGTTATGGCAGCCCTCACACAGGCTTACTAAATTTTTATCTTCGTAAGCCAGCTCCGGGTACTCATCTGCGTGTTTGATATGATGCACCGTTGTAGCCTGTACCGCCTTTCCGTACCGCTTGCAGTGCTGGCACATATATCCGTCACGCCTTAATATCTGTTGGCGCTTCCTCCGCCACCTGGGAGAATTATAATCAAATACAATGTTCATTACCCGCCCTGTCCCTCCCGGTGTCTACTATGCCGGGCTACCAATTATTGTTACCAAACTGTGGTTATCCGCTTAGTGCCTGTCTTGTTCCCGCACAGCAGGAGCGTCTGCGGCTGCTCATGGTCGCTCTCGCTGCTGGGCAGCAGCATCTTCCGGGCTGCGTAGCCTCCGTACTGCTGCCATGCGGTACAGCTAACCACTACCAGCTGCTTGGTACGGATCACATTATTGTTACTGTCCACCACGATCTTTTTGGGCTTACTGATGGTGCCTTTGTGGGTGTGGCCAACAATCAGAGCGTCAATGCCCTCTATGGTGTAGCCGAAGCGCTCATTGCGGTTGACCGTTGCACCGGTGTAAATGCCGCCGCCGGAGCCATGGGTAACAGCCATCGTATAGCTTGTGATAGGGATATCTCTTGTTACCCTGCGCCCAATCTCCAGCTTGAGGAATGCTATATCCTCGGCGTAGTAGTCCTCCATATCCAACTTGCACATGATATCGCCCATAATGTCTTGGTCGGTGTCCCTGGCTGTCCTCGCTTCGTGATTTCCCGATACCGCGCAGAGTATCTTATCCTTGATGGGCGTTAGCATTTCCACCATCATCTTTTTCTGCTCCCGCGGGCGGATATAATCCTCAAAGGGGCTTCCCACCGCGTTCCGGGTATTGTTGTTGATGAGATCACCGCCAAGGATGAGATAAGCGTCCTCCCGCTCTACCCGGCGGCAGAATGCTTGCCAGCCCTCTTTATCATGTAGGATGCTGCCCAAATGCACATCAGATACCGGATATACCTTGATGGTGTCGCTCTGCGGGATTTTGCGGACTATTAAATCCATAGGTATCTCCTCCTTTATGGCATAAAGAAAGAGAGCGCCTTTCGGTACTCTCTGATTGCTTTTGTAAGGCAGACTATTGCGAACTTGCGGTCTGCCAGCGCGGCACCTTTTTTACGAAGGTCATGTATCTTCGGCCGATGGGATAACGGGGCATCGGCGACCCCGTAAAAAGGAGGTAAAACATGAAGGTGGAGCACCCGATAGGGCTTGAACCTATAACCCGCTGCTTACAAGGCAGCCGCTCTACCATTGAGCTACGGGAGCAGATCGCCGGGATTAGGGGCCCGGCTCCCCACCAGGAGGAATGTCAAGGGAATTTTGTGTTTTACCACGATATTAGTATACACTATGTTAGGCGTTGTTTTGTCCCGAATTTGTCCCAAGTTTTACAGCTCGGTCACACCGTATCGGCAAATAGCGTATCTCTTGATGGCCTCGTCCATCCTGCGGTACAGCTCCGACCTGCTGATGTGCAGCTCGTCACATAATCTATCGATGGCATTGTACTCACGCCGCATGACGGCCACCTCAAGTATCCTACGCTGCTGGTCGGTCAGGATAGACAGGCCACGGTCCATCTGCCGCACTTGCCACTTAACCAGCTCGTGATTGACGGTTAGGTTGTCCCTATTGCAGATGGCGTTGATGATGCGCTCCTCGGCGGTCGAGCTGCCGCCCTGTACAGGTGTGGCATCCATTTTGGGCGACCTGATGCCCTCCATTCTGGCCGTCAACATATCGATCTCGTCCTGCAGGCTGTCGATGGCCAGGAGCTTTTCGTAATACCTGCCAAGCTCCCACTTACAGGTCTTTTTGTAGTCTATCATGTGGCTCCTCCTTTCTTTCGCCGTAGGAGCAGAAATCGTCCTCGTGCATCTGCGCACAAAGTATATTCGGCTGCCCCGGTGTGCCATCTCTGTACTTGCAGTCTTTGCATCTGACCACCGGCGCAGCATCAACAGATTCCTCCGTCAGCATCTTCATCCACTCACAGTCGGCAGGCTCACAGTCCATTCCCGGATACATTCTGTCGCAGATACTACAGATAATGTCCACTGCAGTTTCATTTTTGATGTATGGCTTAATCATAGACAGCCTCCTTTTCGTCCATCTTTGCACCGCAACGCCAGCAGTAATACCCTTTTATTGCCGTGTGTTTATTCTCCTGCGCGCCGCAATGTGAGCACTCAAAGTATATTTTTCTCGCCGGGGCTGATTTTCCAATCCACCGCCCATGCACCACCGGGGCAACATCAGCGGGCTGGAAACACTCTACCTCATCGAGCATATCGTCAACCCAACAGGCACGACACCAGCATCCGTTGTGGTCTTTCTTCTCCGCCTTGCACGACTTGCAATAACGCTCCTCGACGCTTTTCTTAAACGCTTCCCTGTCTATGTATTCAGCCATTGTCAGCCTGCCTTCCTCGGGCCTATTCTCGGATAGAATAGGCCTGTTCTAATTGCGTGTTTCATATTCTCGCTTCTTGTACACCATTCAAGATTTGACGCAGAGTTATTTTGTTTGTTTCCGTCTTTGTGATTCACATCGGTTTCTTCTAGTAACGGGTCCCCAATAAAATGTTCTGCCACCAATCTATGCAAACGAAATACCGTCTTTTTGCAATGGACATTTAGCGTCACATAGCTATATCCTCTCGTATTCACCCACGGTTTTAAATTTTTGCACCGCACACTTCCGTTTACGGGGGCAATCCTACGAACATTCCCAAAACTGGACACCTGATACCACCCCTCAAACCCTTTAATATCTTTCCATACTTCGTTTTTCATCGAAAGCCCTCCTGTTCCAAAATCCGACCAGCTTGTCAATGTCTTTGCTTCTCGGCGACGCCATAGCGCCAATCATGCACCCATCCTTATGCCGAGGATTCCCAACGAGCAAAGCAGTTTCGATATAATCGATCGTTACAGCTTCGATTTTCATGTCGCATCCGCAAAACGGGCAGGATTTGAGTTCGCGTTCAGCTTCAGCCATTGTCATCACCCCTCTTTGCCACTTCTACAAATCCCAAAATCGTATCAATAACAGCTTTATCAATTGCCGAATGTATACTTACCTTGTTTTCGCATATAACAGGCATTTCAGCAATCGATTTATCGTAATAAACAACTTTATTCGCTTTCCATTTACCATCCCAAAAGTCAACAGAATAACCAGTGCTTTTAGATGCTTCCATCCGTGCCGATTTTGCAGCACCAGTACGCACAAAGTAGCTTTCTCTTGATACCCACGGATTTTTGTAGATTTTCATCACTCTACCTCCTAACATCCAGCCCCAATGCCATAATCGGGATTATTGGTAATCTTTGCAATTTCGTCTGCGGTCAGCGTATGATTGCTTGCAGTGTATGTAACGGGGCCTTTGCACCTGTTCTGACACGCCAAGCACTCGCAACGGTTACAGTTACATGTTGTGTTCTGACGGAATGGACAGAGACGATTGAAGCAGTCCATCATTCTACCTCCTGCATCCAGAACTTACGACGGCAGCCAGAACACACCAGTTTTGTACACTCCCCGTGTCTGTCCCGGTGTTCAGCAGAAACGGTCAGCGGGCATAGCATCAAGCACCCACTTTTGTCAATTTCAGCTTCCGGCCACTGCCCCAGAAACACGCTCTGTCGTGTCTTGCGCGGATGTGCTACCGACCATTTCTCAACAATAGCAATTTGCTCCGTAGCGTCCAGCGTTGACTCTTGACCAACTGCACAACATAAGTCATCCTCGCAAGCATTAAAAGCAGGGCACCCATTACATCCAGCATCAAAACTCTTGCACATTCTGTTGCGTTCCTTAATAAACTCCGCAGCATCCATGTTATCCCTCCATCTGCACCCGTCACAGGCGCCCTCGTGTGCTTTTTTGGACTTCCCGCAGTATTGGCATAGCTCGTTGAAAAGGACTTTCCGGTCTGTCGCCAGCTTCTCGATCAGGTCAGCGGCTTCCCCAGAAACCACACCAGCGCATTTATAACGCGCCGGGCTTTCAAACGAAGGGCACTCCTTTGGGCACGCCCCGGTTTCTATTGCATCACAATGGCACCGCAGCGCGGTCACAATCTCGTCTCTTGTCATGTCGTTTCCCCTCTCTTATCTCCGCCCCATTGCTCCGCCATAGCTTTGGCGATGCCGGGAAAGGTCTTTGCGCGGTTTTTGGCCCTATCCGTGGTAAACATACCTTTATGCTGTTCCCCATGCTTATGACTATAGCTGCCGCTTGGGCACCATGTTGCTGTCGGCTCAACAATATTGGTCGGCTCCAACGGCTGGACACCACGCTCCCACAGCAAGGTTTTTTTGCTAAACGGGTGCCCGTATTGATAGGGCTGTATGGCTTGGCTTGGCTCTGGATACTCAAAGACTTTACTCGGCGTCGGATTCTCAATCACAACTTTTTCACAATCCGCTGCCAAAATAGCTAAAAACAGCGCTTTGCCGCACAAGCCCTCATAATACCTCTTGATATTGAGCTTGCCGCCCCTATACAAGTGCCGCGCTCCGGCGTTGCTGGTTTTGGTGCAGGGCGGGAAAGCAATAATCATATCCCACCGCCCCACATCATGCGTCTGCCCGTCCATTGTGGTAACTTGCCCCCCCTCGATTACCTTTAACACATCGCCTAAAATGTGCCACTCCGGATGTCCTCCAGACGGCTCCTGTATGTCGCAGGAATATGCTTCATGCCCCAGCGCACGAAACGCAATACATACCACTTGGCTTTCCTCACACGCACATAAAACTTTCATCTCAACCTCCAAACACCACGCCTTTACCGCAGGAAAAATGCGGCTTGACAGCCCCGGAGATGTTACATTTGGAACACTCTCCATAACAATCTGAAAACATAAGATACTGACATTGCCAACATTCTATTTTATTTTCGTCCATTTCCTCGTACCGGCACACGCCCGGATGGTTTACTACGGGGCAAAAATCTGCAACCGCCGGGCAATCGCCGTTTACACAGACTTCATCTTTCAGCCATTTACACATCATCCCACCTCCAGTGCCATCAGCAAATCCTTGTAGTCCAGCAGAAGAGCCCATATCTGTTCCGCATCTTCATGGTCGAGGGTGACTGCCCCCTCTGCGTCAACGGCAGCAGCCAGCCGGTCTATGTCCCGGATTACTTCGTAGTAGTCCTTTACGGTCATTGGCTCACCCTCCAAAATTCTCAAGATAATATTGCTTGCAGTCCTGCCAGCCTTTGTAGTAGGCTGCCTGCTTCAGGCGTTCCTGTTCCTCTGCGGTGATCTCCGCCTGGGCCACTTCATCCACATGATTCCACCTTTCGGCCGAAATAGCAGATAGAACCATTATGCAGAAAGCAGCTAAGATTATCGTAACTGCCGCTGCCGTCCAGTTCCTCATAGCGAATCCCTCCTAAATCCGAAGAATGTCTTTATTTGCGGCAGGGTCTCCAGCCTGTGGCCGTCTACCGTTACTAAGGCGGCATAGCCCTGACCTATCCAGCCACGGTGCCAAATCCCCCGGGCTTCGTAGTAGTCAACGCTCTCCCGTCGCTCCGTGGTTTTGCCGCAAACCCTTATCTCGATGTCGATTTTCCCATCCCGACGCTTTATCCAATTCTTTGGACGCTTATACTTACCGGATGCCGCCGCATCCTTGTAGCATTGTTTGGAGCAGTACTTTTGTCCCGGCTGGCCGAAATAGTCCTTCCCGCAGTATTCGCATTTCTTCGGCTCGGCTTTTTTCATACTGCTTTTGCGGGCCCGGATGCTGTCCATGGCCTTTTGACACTCCTTGCAATACAGCTGCCGGGGGTTGGTGCTTCCTATCGGCCCTCCGCATCTCTTGCAGGGCCGGTTTGGGTCTCTCTTGATTCCATAGCGATACAAGATCGAGGCCACAGAGCCGTAATCAAGATCGAGAATTAAGGCAATCTCCCTATTTGTCTTGCCCTCCCGCACCAGCTGCTCCAGGAACTCCGGGTCGTTTGAATTAGAACAGCCGATTTTGGCGTTAGGAGACGCTTTATCGTATGACATCATAACTCACCACCTTTCCCTGCTCGGACATCTCTGCGCGCATTTTTATGGCTTTGGTGATAGCGTTCCATCGCTTGATGAATTCCTCGGCACTTTGTCCCTCAAAAAGCGGATTCTCCCGCTCTACATCCTTCTGTCCCATCAGGGTACCTCCTCTATGTCAATTTCTGTTCTTGGGTTTTGGGGGTCATATGCCCCACGCAGCCTTAATTCCACATGGTCAAAGCTATCATCGGCGATTACCCCCCGGTGTACCAGCCCGTCCATCAGCATCTTTCCGTTGTAGTTGTCGGGGTCGTGCCGATGGCGTGTTGGAAAGTAGTATGTGATGGTCACTATGGCCTTGTCCATTGGTTTGCACTTGGGGCAGTATGCAACAAACAGCTGCAGCCAGCGCTGCTTTTCCGCTCGGTAGTCCCATGCATTGGCCCGACCAGCGTACTTGTTCAGCGATGGGGGGATTTCTGGGATAGTGATTTTCACGCGTCCTCCTCAAATCCCGGCAGGGCGGTTTGCCCTGGAAGTATGCCGTCCTCCATCCACCAGTGGAAAACATCAACGCCTGTATCGCCCATTCTGGTAAAGCCTTTCATCATGTCCCGCCGCTTCCGTTCCTCGATCATTCTATCGAATGCTGCTATGTAGGCTTTTTTGTAGGTTGGGTATCTCGCAAACTCCATATACCTTTTCTTCCCGGCCATAGGGCACCCAATACATCCGATTCTATGCCAACCCTCCGCATAAAGCGGGCAAAGATTCACCTTTTCCGCTTTGCAGAAATCAAGAACATCTTCTGTTGTCCAGTCGATGATGGGATTTACCACCCGCTTGCCCGCCATTTGGCAGCTTTCAAACAACCGGCGATCCTCGTCATTGTCGTTGGAGAGGATAAGGCTCCTTTCCTTTCGGCGTGCTATAACCTCCAAGCTGCCCCTGTTTTTCTTCCGAGCAGCACTTTCTGCCCACCGGACACCAGTGATTATAAAGCGGTCTTTTCCACCACCCTCTTTCAGCTCCGAACAGCAGTAGCGCATCAGTCTGGTTGGCGGCATCAACTTACGGGGGATAAGGTTCCACATGGTAACCCTTTTCCCATCAGGTTGCACATTGTAGTCAATGTCGCATTTGATACCTGAAAGTTCCAGCTCCCGAAATTTTTCGCGGACATGGTAAACAGTTTCAGGGGCGTCGGCGGTCGTATGGTTGTGCAGCACCTCAAATGGGATTTTCGCAATCTGCGCCAGCTTCAGGATAGTATCGCTGTCCTTTCCACCGCTGTAGGTTATCACAAGCGGCTGTTCATATAGCGCCTGCGACATCTCCGTTGCTTCTTTCAGCCTTTTTACGGCGATATCTACTTTGTCACTCATGCGTTCTCCTCCATCATCCGCTCCGCCAGCGCCAGGTCATAGCTGGGCAGCTGCTTTACCTCGTCAGTTTCCCCCTGCGGAAGCTCATCCTCCCACCTGCGCTGGTTCAGCCATGTCGCAGGGTTTGGGATGTACTGGCCGTTGTTCTCCGTCCATTGGCGGCTCCGCTTCTGTGCAGATATGGCATCCATCATGCGGTCAAAGGTCTGCTTATCCGGTTTGATGCGCTCAAAAGCCTTTTCCGCTGCGCCTTTGCCGACTTTCTTGGGATATTGCGCCCAAAATTCGGCAAACCGGCCCCCTTGGGGGGCATGGGGGGTATTCGGATTCGGATTCGGATTCGGATTCGGATTGGATTCGGATTCTAGCAGACAATCCGCTGTCAATTGACAGCAAGTCGCTGACAAATGACCATCATCCGTCAAAAATGCTTCTTTTGGCGGTTCGGGGAATTTTCTGATCTTGTTTCTCACTCGTTGGTGTTTCTCCCATGTCGGGAAGAACAGGTATGGCATGCCGCTCGTTTCGTCATGATAGGGGCGAACCAGGCCGACAGAGGTCAGGTGAGAGATCGCATCCTCGATTGCCTTTTTAGTCACATTTTCCTTGGTCGGGAAGAGGTCGTTGCGGAGTACGATGGGCCTGCCGTCGCAGCACCCGTAATCGTCAGCTGTTACAATCAGCCGATAGAAAACGACCTCATCAAACCAAGAGAGCTGGTCTATTTGCGGACTGCGCTTGATCGACTCCTTAATAAGTCGATTAGGCATCCAATCCCTCCTCTGCGGGGATTAAGTAGGAATTCAGCCTGCTATGGGCCTGCACGATGGAGAAGACCGTTTTTATCTCTTCCATCGAAAGGTCATGGAGCATGACCCCGTCCATTACTGGGTCTGTAATCTCTCCGAGCTGTAGTGCTGTAATAAACATGTTCAGTTTCATTTCGTCCTCCTGTCGCTTTTTACTGGGAAGCGTAACCCTTAATTAAAAGGGAGATCGTTCTCGCCAGAGACTTCTTCAAATCCGCCCTGCTCGCTCTCTGCTGGCTTTTCCTCTGCGTTGCCGGTAGATTTGCTGCCGCCAAACAGAACCTCCTCTGCGATGATTTCTGTAGCGGTGCGCTTATTGCCGTTCTTGTCCTCGTAGTTGCGAACTTCGATGCGCCCCACAATGGTAATGAGGTCGCCCTTGCCGAACCACTGGTTTACGAATTCGGCGGTCTTGCCCCATGCCACGATGGGTACGAAGTCAGTCTTTTCTCGGTCACGGTTGCGGTCTACGGCGATGGTAAAGCCGCACACGCTCTTGCCGCTGTTGGTCTGTTTCAGTTCGGGGGCTTTCGTCAGCCGCCCATTAAGGATCGCTTTGTTCAGCATTCTGTTTCCTCCAAATAGTTTGTGTAGAATTCCTCCCGGAACATCGGGATAGTGAAATCGTAGTTGTCGATGCAGGCTTGCTCGCCCATCCGGTGTAGCCAGTCCATCACCTCGGCGCAGCCGTGTGCATGGGTCAGGTGGCAAGGCTCGTGGCACAGGGACACCCAAAGGCCCATGCGCTTGCTTTTGTTCCGCATGGCGTTGCCGAAGATTTCGTGCCGGTCGAGCTTTACGCCGGAGCGCTGGCACAAAAAGCACTTAGATGTGTCGGCCTGTACGATGCTCGGAGCGTATCCGTTTCGGTCAAGCTCTGCGCCCCATTCGTTTTTCATTTGCCCCATTCCTCCTTCAGCAAGGCCAGCTCGGCCGGAGTGGCAACATCTATCCCTTGCTCTTTGCAGTCTGAGATGACGGCATCCAGCAGACGGGACATCTGTTTGGTGTTGTAGGTGCTGCTGCCGTAGTACAGCCGGATCACCAGATGGTCACCGTCTGGCTCGTAGTCTACCTGTTCCGTTACCCAACCAGTACCGAGCATTTCCCACGCTGTCCGGACGGTCTTGGCGGCTTCCGGCTCGATATTGTGCACATCCTTCCAGATGCCAACCTCCTTAATGTACTTCCGGTACAGTTCCTCCTTAGTCAGCGGAGCCGCCTGGGTGGAGAGGGTAAAGGCCAGATCATCAAGGAGCGCCCAAAGGTACGAGTTGGCCGAAAGGCTCCTGCGCTCGTGGTGCTCCTTTAGTTCGGCGGCGTACATCTTGCCGGGCTTCATCTCATCAAGGAAAGCCTGGGCGGCTGCGGCATCTTTGGTATACAGGGTGATGCCGTAGCCGTTCCGGTCTCTTGTCCAGTCGGCAGAATCAAACCGGAGCCTTGTTTTCATTCCTCTTTTCGGCCTCCTTTGCGGCTTTCATACACGGACCGCACAAATGCCGTCCGAACATTTTCTCGGTGTATGGGACAATCTCCCGGACATACCATGTAGACCCGTCTCGTTTGGTGATTGGGACAATCGGTTTCCCGCAGTCAGCGCAGATTTCCGTGATGTCCTCTCCGGCATCGCCCGGTTGACCAAAACTAAATACGATGTTGCCGTTTTTGTCCGCGACCGTCAGATATGTAATCTGTTCGCCGTGTACTTCCATCTCCGCTACTGTAAACCGTGCCCACTTGTCATTGCTATCTTCAGGCTCATATTTTCCGTTGGCGTTCTTTAGAGTCCTCATCGGGACAACAATGTTGATTTTGGTGTAGAGTTCGCGACCGATCCCCCAATTAAAGCAGGCGCGCTTAAAGCTGTCGGAGCTTTCGCCCTTTTCCTTTTCGGTGTAGCTTTCGGTTCCGCAGTCAGCTTTCCATGCCCACCCGTCATCCGTTTTGATACCGACACGGCAGAAAAGGTTCCCCTTGCATTCGTAATGCTCCCGCTGCCAGTTTTCAGCGCCAACCGTCTCGTCCAGAATGCGCATGTCGCATCGCGCGTCCTTGTAGCAGAGGAGCACAGCCCCTCTCGAAGTATAGCGGTCAACCCGCAGGTCAACCTCGTCCGCTCGCAGCGGTCTGAATTTAACCATGTTATCCTCCTTATTCAAAGTACCTGTCAGCATCCGCATCGCTGGCGTCAAACCGCTTAACACAGTTTTCGCAGCCAATGACCATGCCGTCCTTAATGTAAATGGTCTCGTTGATCTCGCAGCCGCACTCCGGGCAGATGTGCGGCTTATCATCGTAGTTATCCACCCAGCTCGGGATGGGCCTATCCGGGATATCGTATTGGTTCATGCTTCCACGACCTCCCCGTTTTTCAACTTGACATTCCTCCCACAATCTTGTATATTGGTGGTGCTTAATCTACCTTTGCCCTCATCGGCTTTTGCGGAGCCGGTGGGGGCTTTTCTATGCCTGTATTCCTCCTGCTGGCGGCGGATACAGCGCAGAACCCATGCTGTGAAGTTGCAGTAACCCATTTCGATAAGCTGCTGACGGAACTCCGCCATATTCACATAACCCAAAGGAATACGCACAGACAGCTTATAGTTTGCTTCCCGCTTCCTGCCGGGCTTGTTCGCTATCAGCGCTTCCGCTTCGGCAGTACGCCGAATTCCGTAATAGCCCGGCTTCTTGCACATACTGTCCAGCGGCTTGGTGTAACCGGGGAACTTCTCCCGGATAACTGCTATCCTCTCGTTCTGCTCCATGGCCTTACCTCACCAGCAGCAGGATAGCCGCTGCTGCGAATATGGTTCCCATTCCGAGGACTACGGCCAAGGCTTCCTGTAGCCACTCCTTTTTACTCATCTTCCTGTACCTCCTTTTGCGGGAGCTCCGGTAGGAATGCCCACCACTGGACTTCGATAGCGGTCACCACATTATCTCCACTGACATTGAACATCTGATGCTTGGCGCTGAATGGCAAGGTAGCGTATCTTCCCGGATTTGTCTGGCACAGGTAATGCCCGTCCTTACTGGGTACGATCTCATCCGAGTTAAACCACCGGATAAAGGTGTTTGTTGTTGCTTCCATGTTGTTCCTCCTTCTTTTCCACCCCGTTTGGCGGGAAAAACTTCTTGACATCTTTTATTGGAATAAATAATGCATCGCAGACCTTATAGACTTCCTCCAATGTCCACGGGGTCTTGCAAATCATTCTGTCGCTGATCTGCTGGCGGCTCATACCGGTGCGCTTCCCAAGGCTTGTCTGGTCGTGGCCAAGTTCCAGCATCAGCGCTCGCAGCCTGCGGTAGGTATCAACTTTCCTTGACATTGCTGTCCCTCCCTTCATGTGGTAGACTATAGTTGAGGTGATATTATGAGCGAAAAACTTGATGTTTCGTATTCTTTGACCGAAGAAGAAAAGAGAATGTTTCGCAAATTCAAGCGAAGCAATAGCGCCAAATTGACAAAATCTGAATTTCAAACTATGCTCCGGTCAAAGCTGGTAGATGGCGGTTTCGGCGGCGAATACTACTGGTTTAGCAATGGCTCCTTTGATGAGGGAGTTGCTTGCCTATCGGAAAACGGTTTGCGCGTTAAAGCCGCCATGCGGGCCGAGAAGAAGTTAAGCGTCCGGTATTGGATTACAACAGGAGTTGCAATCGCCGGTTTCCTGCTTGCCGTCCTGTCTCTCCTCATGCAACATGGGATAATATCACTACTGCCGCTATGATGATGGAGAGAACGCCACACAAAACCGTGATGATCTGCGGTGGCCTGGTCTTAAATAGGTATGCTTTCCAGCTGGTATCGCCGTAGACCTCGATAAGGTATTTTTCAAATTCATCGTTTCTCATGTCATGCCAGTCTTTCATTGTCCTCCTCCTTTTCCTTGATAAGCTCGTCCAGCGCAGCCATGAACCGCTGCTCGGCTCCCTTTGGGCTACAGTGCCCATTAAGGACCATGCTCAACCACTTTGTAGAGCATCCGATTTTTGCTGCAAGTTCTTGTGACGACACTCTGTTGTTGTGCATTTTACCAACCAGCTCACCTGTCCATTGTGCAGGCATCCAAAATTTCCTCCTTTCTGTTCAAAATGTTGAAGTTTTTTTGCCTTTATGGTAGAATGAATTTGCAGAACAAGTCCACCACAGGCAAAAACGAAATTCACCTTTGTGAGTTTCTATTCCTAGTATAATTCAAATTATTGAATTATGCAAGCATCAGAATTCACAAATTTGAATTTTTGTTGTAATGCACAAAAAGGAGTGTATTATTTGTGTTTTATGACAAGTATTGTGAATTGTGCAAAAGAAACGGAATTTCCCCAACAAAGGCGGCAGCAGAGATCGGCCTTGGGATGGGGACACCGACCGCATGGAAAAAACGAGGGACTTATCCAAACCCGGCACAGGCAAAAAAGGTAGCAAACTATTTTAATGTTTCTATAGATTGGCTGATGGATAATGAAATAGAAAAACAGCCCACCGAAGGTGAGCTGTCCGGGATTCGGAAAGACCTTATGGATTTCGCAGATACTTTGACAGATGAGAAAATTGAGAAATATCTTCGTCTAATGAAAACTTTAGAATCCGAAGATATTTAACAAGCTGCTCGTCAGACATCCGTTCCACCGCCTTTTTGAATTCCTCCTTTTTCTCCATTGGTGTTCCTCCTCTTTTGTCAATTATTGTCGAATAAAAATCCTTCCAAATTCAGCATGTATTTGGTACAATTCAATTGTAACAAATTGCATTGCCAATATGTACTGACAAATGTTGCGGTTTTGGCGTCAAATTTGTCATGCTTTACGGACAAAAGTGCCCGGTAACAAAAAACAGGAGATGAGTTTGTGAATTCAGACGAAGAAAGGAATTGGGAAAACTTTTTGCTGGAGGTAGCCACAAAACGGCATGAGCAGGGAATGACCCACAAGGATTTGGCCGACAATGCCGGGACGGTTGAGAGGACGATCTCCCGGCTGCTTTCGGAGCCGACCAAAAACCCAAGCCTGTTTCTTGTCGCCTCCGTCTGCCAAGCGCTGCACATATCTCTCGACAAGCATTTCGTGAAGGAAGTCTACAACAAAGCCGACAGCCAGAGCAGCGAAGAAATGATAGAGATGCTGAAAGAGCAGGTGCGCCAGCGCCGGAAGCTGTCCAAAACACTTTTTGCAGTTATTTTTGTCCTGCTGGCGATGATGATTTTATACCTCGTCCTGATCGATGCAAATAATCTGAACTACGGTTTAATTCGGGATTAAGAACAGATGTTCTTTCCAAATATAATCGTACACTGTTTTGCGTACAATAGAAAGGACTTTAAGATGAGAAACAAAAAAGCCAGGGTAGCGCTTATCGTTGCGGGTATAATTGGCTTCATCTTTTCGTTGACATTGCTTTTTGGAGACAGTAAGATTACCGGGGCCATTGGGCTTGTATTTTACGCCATCCTTATCTTCGCTGGGTTTTCCAAAAACCTCGGTGAAAAAGTCCAGCACAATGCACCAATCTAT